GTTGAGCGTGGGTATCGGACATGGTTGCAATTTCATGGGCAAGTTTTGCCTTCTGATCTTTATCTTCTACAAACTTATCAAGCAAACCAGTTACTGGGCCAACTAAAGTATTAATTAAACTCATTTTTAGAAATCCCTATATCAATATTTCCTGATATGGATATACGCTGACCTTTGCTCTCGTAAAATGGAAAGACTTCATGTTTCATTTGTGATGGGAACATGACCATGTAACCTTCAGCTTCTTTTTCCATGTTATAAATAAATTGAGATACTTGACCCAATGAATTTGTGTAGTGAAACGCAAAGTTAGATATAGTGCCACTGGCATTAGATTCAGCACATATCGGAAGTTTCTTTTGCTCTGCATAGGATGTAGGTATCTGCATCCATATAACAAAACTATAAACACCGCTGTGATCGTGAGGTGGATTAAACTCGTGCTTTTTTTGAAAGTTTACCCATAAACTTTCTAAGTTAAACCCTTCACCTTCTTTTATCTTGGTTCTCCAAGGAGCACCATACGATTCTATATGACTATTAATAAAGCTAGGCAAAATATCTTTCATAAAATCTGCAAACAATAAAGAACTTTCGTCCAACCTAATAGATGAGCTAATATTTCCTGCCAACTCACTTTTCATATCTTCTGGTTTTTTCTTTGCTTCTTCAATTAATTTCCAAATATTTTTAATTATATCTTCTGGTAGTTTTCCTTCTACCACTCCAATATTTGGAAAATTTCTTTGCAAAAGTTTCATTTACATCCTGTAGAGTATTGCTAACAAAAGAAGAATAATTGAAGTAACAGACCCAATTGCCCAAGCTTCAATACGCTTAATACGATTGTACAAATCTTTAAACTGAATATGAACCTCAGTCTCCAGAGCAACGACCCTTTTATCGATCTCTGCAACTTCAGTTGGTATCCCTGTTGTTTTAGTCCTCATTATCCTACAAATGCTTCCCCTGCACTAATTGCAGCGTTTACAGCAGTCATATCCTCACTACCCCAGTCGTCTAGAGCAACCATATGTTTAAGGTATCCCATTGAGCGTGACACTCTAGCTTTTTTTTGGTCATGGGTCATGTCATATGCAAAGTCTTCAGTTGTTGCATCACTACCTTTGTTATGTGTAGCTATTACAGTGTTAATAACATTTGCACCGTCAAGCATAGCCGAATAATTCTGTGCTTTTAGTTCTGTCGTTCTTGCTTCAGCCATTTAATTTCTCCTTTAATTGTTTGACTTCATTTGACAGTTCTTGAACTGCTCTTATTAGTGGGTGAATAAACATTTCTTGCGATATACGTTGTGAGCCATCTTCTTCTTCTGACCAACCACCAAATGTATCTACACCTGCTTTATCTAGTGCTGCCTTAACTTCTTGTGCAACCATACCATGCAGTTTAATATCTGTTTCCATCATATTTTTAGTTGGATGATAATCTTTGTAATGCTCTGGAAACTCGCTATTAGGTCTCCAATTAAAAGTCACCGTTCTTAAATCATTAATAAAATCTAAACCTAAAGTATCGTCTTCTATGTTTGTTTTTTTGTGAACATCAGAACTTCTGGAAAAAGAAGCATTAGAAGTAAATGTGTTTGAAACAATATTACTAGCCTTACCAAAATTAAATGTATTGTCTCCTGTTCCTGTAACTTCATTTCCTATACAAAGTTGATGAGTGCCACTTCCTGAATTTGGACGCCCATCAACACCAATCATTATATTATAAGTTCCTGTTGTTATAGGAGTAGAAGTTGCTCCTGACCTTGAACCTAAACACGTATTATATACACCTGTTGAAATACTATATCCTGCACTGTGACCTAACCCTACATTATAAGCAGCCGTTGCAGTTGAATAATTACTGCTATAAAGAGCATCATTACCTACGGCTACTTGACCATCACCTAACTGATTAGTTTGCATTGCTCTAAAACCGACTACTGTATTTCCATCACAATCAGTTACGTTTGCTCCTGCTGAAGCACCTATATAAGTGCTAAATATACCTGTAGTAACTTTTTCTCCTGCTCCTGCTCCAAGTGCAGTATTATAACTATTTGTAGCTGTGGTCATGTTTTGTACAGCCAAAGTGTTATAGCCAACGCCTGTATTGTAGCTACCTAAAGTGTCAGCAGTTAAAGCACTAGTACCTACGGCAACATTATAGTCTGCGTCAGTTAAAGCATCTAATGTAAAAGTACCGATTGCAAGGTTGTTAATACCTGACGTAATTGATGCTCCTGCACTCAATCCCAATGCGTTGTTTGCAGGTCTATTACCTGAAGTAAAGTTTTGTGCTCCTAATGCATTTGCACCTATAGCTACACTTTCTTGACCACCTACATCAGCATCTAATGCTTGATACCCTACTGCTATATTGCCTGTTCCTACTGTAAGTGCTGCACCTGCTGCATAGCCTACAATAGTGTTAGCTCCACCTTCAGTAA